GGATACGGTCGGAAGGGAGTCCCGGATCTGCTGCTGTCAGTGAAGGGGAAGTTCCTCGCGATCGAGGTGAAAAAACCCGGAGGAAAACCGACTCAGATGCAGTTGATGGAGCAGGAGAAGATTCGTATGACTGGATCTCGATCTGAGATCGTTGAGAGCTTTGTTGAGGCGAAGTTGATTATTTTGGAGGTGTTGAATGGTGAGTAAACCAAATGTTCCTGCTGATGGGCTGAAGTGGATTGCATCGCGAAGTCACTTCAAGGTCTGGATAAAGGTGCTGAATGGGCACAAATTTGTCGGATGCTTCAAAACATTCGAAGATGCTTACGCTGCCAGAAAACAGGCGACTATCGAATATCTTGAGAAAAGAAGTCTCACTGGAGAGCGTAGGACACTTCAAAAACCAGTAAAAAACAGCAAGAGCGGAGTCACTGGAGTGAGATGGAACGAAAAAAGGCAGAGATGGCAAGCATTAGTGAAGGTTGACAAGAAACAGATCCATCTCGGGTTCTTCGTCGAGAAGGACGCTGCCATTGCTGCGAGACAAGCAGCCAACGTAAAGTACGGGTTCTTTCCCAGTGAGAAGACCGGAGAAAAATGATGGATTCCCTGAACGACCTGTCTAACTATCGAACCGTCGGCTTAATGGGGCGGCTCATGAAACAGGGGAAACGCTGGGAAACCACGCCGGAGATCAGGAATAAGTCGCTTGAATTGATCGGCGATGTGATTGATGACTCGAGCGAAAACGTCGCAAACCGCCTGAAAGCCGTCGATCTGCTGCTGAAGTGCGAAGCCCAGAATATGCTGGATGACAAGGTGTCGCTTGAGTTGGCTGGCGGCGGCGGAGAGGTGGAACAGCCGAAGGTTATTCTTATCTTGCCGCCGAATAATTCGGAGACTTCTGCTACTGTGGGTGAGTTCGGCGCATGAAAAAACCCGAGTGATGAGTTCGGGTTCAGTGAATTCAGTGTGATGACTAACTCAACGAATCAAAGCTAATCCCTGGCGACTCTTGCCTCCGGGGAACAGGGGCATCCCATGGGAATCCGTGGGTCCGGCGATAGAAGTGCAACAACGCCGTTTTGTCGTTCGGGCATTCTGCCATAACGCCGAAACAATGCAAGCGAAGAATCCGACGTGCCTCTGCTGCTACCTTGCACACCGGAGCATCAGGTGGTAGCATCCCGCAAGGAGGCTACTATGATTTCGATTGAGACACTTCGTGAAAAGTATTCGTACAACCCTGAGACCGGCGAGATCAGGAATCGCAAACTGGGATTCGCGATTACGAATCGATGCAAGAACCGCAACACACACTATCAGTATCTGAAGGTTGGCGAATCGATAGTTTCAGCTCATCGCGCAGCCTGGGCTATGCATCATGGAGAGTGGCCGAACGGTCAGATTGATCATCGAGACGGCGATGGAATGAACAACCGGATCGACAATCTCAGAGATGCTACGCACTCGCAGAACCAGAGGAATCAGCGACTCCACGCAAGGAATAAGACCGGGGTTCGCGGTGTCTGCCTCTGCAAGAGGACTGGCAGATGGCAGGCACTGATATGGGATGGAAACGGGAAGAGGGTTTTCATCGGTCGCTTCGAGACCATTGAAGCCGCCGCTGCTGCTCGCAAAGAAGCTGAGTTGAAGTATTGGGTCGAGTGACCTGCATCTGCTGCCGACCTGCCTCTGCTGGTGACCCGCCTCTGCTGCTGACCCGCCTCTGCTGCTGGGCCGTGAATCCCGGCCCATACCGGACAACCGGATATCCTTGTATTAATACAAACATATCTTTTTGTATTAATACAAAAAGACAAAGATATCCGATTTTCGGCTGTCCTTATTATCTATCCCGGCAGATCGCTGATCATTATTCCGATAATATTTCTACCAATTGTCTTGACGAGTGTTTTCATTGCGTTAGACTGCCGATAGTTCATTTTGACAATTCAACACTTTTGGAGATTGAACCATGCGACTAACAGTAATTCCAGCCTATGGGCGAGACTACAAGAGCGCCAAAGCAGTAAAGGCCGACTTCGATTCAAACAAGGACTTCCTGATCTGCGATATGAGTTCACCGGATGACGGACGATACGTTAACGCTGATGACTTGAAAACAGGCGATACGCTTTACATCCGTTACGCTCGCAACACGAAGCAAACGAATTGCACTAAGAAGTAGCCCACGTTTCCCCGTTTTCCATTTTTCACCATTCAAGGAATTCAGACCATGACTCAGAACACTATCAATCTGCGCAGCACCGCGACCCTGACAGCATACGTCAAGACAACCGACAAGATGCGGACACTCGCCAAGCAATTGAACGAGCTATCGAAGATGGAAGCGAAACTCCGGCCTGAAGTATTGGAAGCAATCGGCGATCGCAGGGAAATCGCCGTTCGTGGCCAGGTGAGGATTCTAGAGCCGAGCATTAAGGAGAGCATCGGCCAGGAAGACGCGGAGCGCACCGTAGAAGTATTCCGGGAACTCGGTTTGCCATTGAACACCCGCAGCGCCGAATACGTAGCTCCAGCATCGTTCAGCAAACTGGTGCGCGATGGAGTTGTTCCTGACGAACTGATCAAACGAACTTCCGAGTCTATCGTCATCGTCCACTAAGAACCCACCACCACCGCGCGGAATTGTCCGCGCGGTTTTCCATTTTCAGCATTTGATCAGGATTGCAAACATGAAACTATTGTCACCAGCATCGGCGAACACGAAGACACGCAAGAGCGCGGAGAAGGCGCGGGAATATCGGATTGTCTCATTGATGTTAGCACCAGCCGACAGCGCCAATGGGAAGACCGTTTGTAGTCACTCGACAAGCGCTTGCGAACGTCTTTGTGTCGGAGGCGACGGAATTGGGCTTGCGCAGGTATTTCAGACAATAGGCCAAAGCCGGCGTGACAAGGTAAATTGGCTGCATGCAGACCGCGCAGCATTCATGAAGCAACTTGAGACCGAACTGGAAACGGAACAACGTCTGGCAGATCGAGACGGGACTACGCTTGTCGCTCGTTTGAATTGTTTTAGTGACCTGAATTGGTTTTCCCTGATTCGTCGTTTTCCGTCCATGGTCGCCTATGATTACACTAAAAACCTACAGCGCATCACATCACCCGACAAGCCTGAAAACTATTGGCTGACCGGGAGCTTCACAGAGAACAAAGCAAACCAACGGGAATGCATTGAACTCTTGCGTAGGGGTGAGAATATCGCGATTGCGTTTGCTGATCTCAATGGCCATTTTGTAGGCAATCGGGCCCTGAATCAGAGAATACCGAAGACGTGGACGCTTGACGGAACCGAGTTCAACGTGCTGGACGGCGACGACTCGGACTTGAGAATGCTAGACAGACGCGCCAAGCCCGGAAAGCCCGGATATATCGTGGCTCTTCGCCTCAAGAGCGGGACATCGGAACAACGTCGGGAGTCTATTGAATCCGGATTTTGCCAGATTATTGAGTGATACGACCTGAAGACGGAAACGCCGAGCACATTGTGCTCGGCGTTTTTTTGTGCGCCGGATGGCTGCAGCCTCGACTGTGATCCGGATGTCTGCAGCGCATCGAATTCGAACTATCGACGAAATCGTAGGGGCGGCGAAGGGGGCATTAACGATGTCACTCAACTACTCCAAAAATAAAAAACAAATTTGCGTTCCATTTCTCCAACATTTCGTCTACACTTCTACTTCCATCAACAAGGATCCCATCATGTCCATCAAGCCAATGGTCCAGTCTCACGAGTTCTACGAAAAGATCTCCCCGCTCTTTGGGAGTCTTCCGCCGCACATTACGAAGATGTCAATCTATTTGGACTTTGCCTCTGTTCTTCCGGTTGTCATCAAGGCCGAGTTCTTCTGTGACATCGCGGAGAACGGCGATTTCATCAGTGATAAGCAGGAGACAGCGTTCTTCAAGTTAGTGAGGGAAGAATGAAGCAAATATTACTGACTCGCCTCGAAGCCGAATGGCTCTTAAAGAAAACTTTGGACCGCAAGTCCGAGGTTTTATGCGATGACAACCGTCCGGAGTATTACGATCGTGAACTGATTGCGTTTTTTGACAGTATTATCAGCAAGCTATGTGCATCGATAGAAATTCCATGACCCAAACAAACCCCGGTTCCCCCGCAGCAATCGCGGCAGGTTGTCTCTGCCCGATCTCGATGAACAACCAGGGCAACGGCGTATCGACGAACACGCCGAATCTGCGTCGGTTCATTCATGCGAACGCATGTCCGTTGCATGGCGTTTACATTCCGCAAAACACCACCATCACAATCGACAGTTCAGGAGTCCAGCGATGATCCGTAATTCCATTCTTACCTTGCTCATGATCGCCACAAGCCGAATAGCAACTGCCGGCGAATCAGCGAGTGACCGGCATTTTGCGGCGATGGAGGCGAGGGTTTCTGTGCCAGTGGCAGAGAAACAAGAACCGCCACAGCCAGCGAAGCCTCCCATCAGGAAGATCACAAAGAAGCCGACGCCACGAGAGTTGCACCTTGCGGATCAGGCCCGTCACCTCGCGCAGCGAGTCGCCCCACCGAAGGTGACCTTCGACGGTGTTTACTACTGGAACGAGGCGGGAGAGTGTGTTGGGATGCGAACGCGGTGTAAGGCGTGTAGAATCGGGCGTTAGTTCAACAGGTTTCACAGCGTCGTGAAACACAACAACCATTAGCCGAAGGATCACAAATGTCGAAGCAGTTTCGTTTCAGGATTAACGTCGAGTGTGACGTTCAGAACGCGGATTCCGAGTCGATTGCACGGACAGCAGCATTTGCACTGCTGACTCAGATGCAGTCGGAGAAGAAGCGGGGTCGTCCGTCCTCGGACGTGAAGGCGACGATTACGGGGGTAAGCATTGAGGATCAGGAGAAAACAAAGCCTGCACTTCAGGAAATTTGCAGTCGAATCGCGAAGACAATCGACGTAACCGAACGCGACCAGTAAGTCTCTCCCCGAAAGCAGTCAGCGATTCCCCCGAGTCGCTGGCTGCTTGTTTTGTTTGAAGGCCGAAAATGAGATCATCCCGAGCCTCCCACACTCACGTTCGACACAAGATCGAGCAGATCACGAACGACACGGAGCAGATCAACCAGATTCTGGTGAACCACGCTCCGGATATCATCGACCTGCTGACCGAGACTCACTCGCTCCGTCAGGTGGCTCGTCGTGTGAAGAGATCACCGACATATTTAAGTCAGGTGAAGAACGGGAAGCAGAGGATCTCGTGGGAGACGTATTGCCTGTTGGTGATGTTGCTTGAAGAGGGCGAGAACTCTGATAAAATGAAATCATCGTCGCGTGCAAGGTGACAACGAAACATCCGGGTTAAACCCTGGACTAAAACCGTCGATGAGCTGCTTGCACCAGTTTGTCGGCGGTTTTTTTGTGGAGATTGGTGATGGAAACTTCGGAACTAAGGCAGAGAATCCTTTCAATCGTAGAGTATGACTACGAGACAGGATTATTCAGGAGACTTGTTGCGTCGAAGGGGTGCAGCCTTAAAATCGGATGGACAAAAGGATCGTTGAGTTATCGAGGCTACCGAAAGATGAACCTGCTGAAGAAGTCTTATGAGCTTCATCGAATCGCGTGGCTCATTCATTACGGGGATTGGCCGAAGAAAAACATCGACCACATCAACGGAGACAAGTCCGACAACCGAATCTGCAATCTGAGAGATGCGACAGTCGCTGAGAACGCCAGAAACATGAGCAAGAGTAGGGCGAACACTTCAGGTCACGTTGGAGTGAGATATTACGAAAAAATCAGGAAATGGCGTGCTGAAATAAAGGTGAATTACAAGAATATTTCCATAGGCCACTTCAGCACAAAAGAGGAAGCCATTGAAGCAAGAAAGTCTGCTGAAATTGCTCATGGGTTTCATCCTAACCACGGCAGGCAAAAACAGAAATGAAGCTCTCAGATCCACAATACAGAGTTTTGGTAACAGAGGCAGAGTGGACCTGCTATGGCGGAGCTGCGGGCTCGGGAAAGTCACATATTGTCACACTTGACATGCTCAGGCACTGTCAGGGTCCGCATGCGAACCCGATGTTTCGCGGTTTGATCATGCGCCGTACATACCCACAGTTAACGAAGTCTGGCGCACTTTTGGATCACTGCAGGACGATGTACGCACCATACGGCGCGATTTACAATCACACTCGCAACGAGTTTGAATTCCCGTGCGGGGCTAAGATTGCATTGGGATCCTGCCAGTTTGAGAAGAACCTCGAGGACTATCAGGGAGCCCAGCTTGACGCATTGGCAATTGACGAGGCGACACAGTGGCCGCTGAAGTTCGTGCAGTACCTCTGGGGTCGCGCGAGAAGCAAGTCCGGGATCAAGCCGAGAATGAAGCTCAGCATGAACCCGGATAATGATTCTTGGTTGTACAGATTCCTGTATTGGTGGCTGAATCCAGAGACAGGGTTGCCGATCCCCGAGCGATCAGGAGTCATTCGGCACTTCAGGTACGTCGAACCGGATTTTCACTGGTACGACGAACCTCAGTATGAGATCAACGAAGAGACGGGCGAGAACGAGTGTGTTACGACATCAGCGACATTCATCGGCGCGACGCTGCGAGACAACACGCACCTGATGCAGTCAGACCCTGCCTACCGTCAACGACTCGAGCAAATGTCGGATGACGACAGGGATCGTTTCTTGAACGGCTGCTGGCTCGCCTCCTCAAAGACTGGTGCCGAGTGGGACAGAGAGCTCTTTACAAATCTCTACATCCCGCTGGAAAAGTTCCCCATCCCGAAACACGCCAACGACATTGTCCGAATGTTCTGCGTCGACCCAAGCAAGGGGCGCTCCGTCAAGAAGGGGGATTATTCGGCAATTGTTTGCATGGCACAAACGTCAGAACTGGCGTATGTCGATGCGGACTTAAAACGACGATCGCCGTCGGAGATCATCGAGGACTTATTCCTGTTCTGCGATCAGGATCACCACCGGATCAGATCAGGCGACCTGATTGGGATTGAATCGACGCAGTTTCAGAGTATTTTTCGCGACTTGATCATGAACTACGCGGCGAATCATCGGGATTATGCGTTGTCGAAATACCTCATGTCTGGAGGGATAATTATCCCGGTCGAGGACATGCTGAAGAAGGAAATGAGGATCCGGAGAGGCCTGGATAAACGACTGACGCAGCGAGAGTTCCGGTTCCTTGAGAATCCGGGGACGACGCTTCTGCTGCAGCAGATTAAGCAGTTCGACGGCATCCCGGGCGTCGGGAAACACGACGACGGGCCGGATGCATTGGCGATGTGTACTCAGTTGCCGCGATATGAGCAGGAATACTGGGAAAATCTGAGGAAGGAGAAGTGACGTGAGTAAACGAGGATGCAATTCATGCCGAGAGAAATCAGATCCGGTCGGTGCTGCGATTCAGACGATCTCGATGGTCGTCGACCAATCGTTTCAGCAGAACGCGAACGTAGGAATTTACCGGCGTGCAGTGAGATCGACGTTTTGGTGGTGGAGGTTTCTTCGATGATCGCGAAATACCAGTATTCGGCGACCGTCATTTCGATTTACGACGGCGACACGATCACTGTGATGGTCGACCTTGGGTTTGGGTCGCACACGAAGCAGAAACTGAGACTGGCGCGGATCAACACACCGGAAGTCAGAGGACCGCAGCGAGAACAGGGGATTGCGGCGAGGGACTATTTGATCGCCCTGATGCCGGCGGGATCTGAAATCGACGTGAGGACGATCAAGGACAGCCAGGAGAAGTACGGCAGATATCTGGCGGAAGTTTTCAAGGGCGATATTTGCGTGAATGACCTGCTCGTTCAGGCCGGAATGGCGGCATACAAGTCGTACTAAGATTGTTTCGGCGTGTTTTCCTGTGTAATCTGCTGTCGAGGAGACATCAGATGGCATATGCGAACGGTTTACCGACGAGTTGGGTGATTGAGAACGAGAAACTGGCAATCGAGGCTACGAAGGCTGCTGCGCGGATCTTCGAAGAACTTGGAGTCAGTTGCGGCGGAGTGAATGCTAACGGCGATCAGCTTCCGTTCGGTGGCGACGAGCCGTTCGAGAACATTCAGGATGTCCGAGAGGCAATTGTTCTCGGGGATCAGCTTGGCAGGTTGCCCTGGGGGACAAATGCGAAGGACAATCGCAGTTATTACATCGCTGATACAGGGCACGCAATCACGGTAAAGCCGAGGGACGAGAATCAGCCGAACTCTGATGCGGTGAAGCGGATTGAGGCGTTCATTGAGCTGTGGACGGCTGAGAATCAGTGGCAAATGCGGCAGTCGGAAGTCAGTCAACGGTGCGATCGGCACGGTGAGGTGTTCGACCTGCTGAGTTACGACGACGACGGGATGGTCCGGGTTTACTTTGGCGAGCCACAGGATCTCGACGACGACCCGAAGAGCAGTTTCGTGGATCCGGACGACGCTTCGAAGGAATACTTTGATTCGCTGGGCGTCCGGAAGACAAATGATCTCCGCGCTCAGCCGGTCGCGTACTTCCTGAAGGATGTTTGGTATCCGGACCTGCGATTCGTCACGAAGATGACAAAGGACGGTAGTCTTGCGAATTACCGGGGCGACACGATTCCGCAGATGGAAGAATCTCAGGATCGGATTCTGGTTCAGCATCGCAAGAGAAACGTGTTGTCGGCGGATCCCCGGGGGCTCACTCTTTACTGGCCGGTACGCGAAGAACTGATCTTCGCGAAGAAGTTGCTGGCGAATCTGATGCGAACGAGTTCGTTTCAGGCGGCGTTCGGTGCGATCCGGACAATCATGGGAAATCCGTCGAGCGATTCGGTCAAGAGTTACCTGAATACGCAGCAAAATGGCGGCGCGAGCAGCGGGCAATCAGAAACATACGACTTTCCGTCGGCAGCGGTTGTCACAATTCCGTCGCAGATCAAGTACGAGTTTCCGGAGACAGGCGCCGGTAACAGTAACCACATAGAAACTCTGGTATCGCTGCTTCGGTCGTGCGCTGCGGGCATGAAACTGCCGGAGTTCATGCTGACGGCAAACGTCAGCGAGGGGAATTTCGCCTCGACGCTGGTTTCGGAGGGGCCGTTCCACAAGTCGATGCGGTTCGAGCAGTCTCTTATGGTGCAGGAAGACCTGCGGATTCTGAAGCAGGCTCTGTGGTACGCTGCGGAGTCGGGACAGCATGACATCACAACGGCTGACGTGCTGCAGGTTGTGCTGGAGATCAAGCCGCCACGAGTTCAGACGAGAAACCGCCAGGAAGATCACGAGGTGATGAAAGACTGGTGGGATCGTGGCCTGCTGGGGAATAAGACGGTTCTGGCTCCGGAAGGGCTGGAATCGGTGGCCGAGAATGCTCAGCGGAAGTCAGAACTGGTAACGGAGCTTCCGTTGCCGGCGGGATCGCCGCAATCGCCGCAGAACATGGGCACTCCGGGTCCAGTTGCGGGCAATAAAGCCGATCCGATGAAAGAAAAGGGTGTTTCGAAGAAAGATCCGACTCGAAACGCTTAAATTCGGTTGCACAGCACTTGTCAAGTTCGTACAAAATGACTTATTGTCAATTTGGCGATTTGACAAAAGGAGTTTGCCATGGGATGTGGCTGCGGAAATAAGAAGAAACCGAAGGGCGGCAAAGGCGGAACCAAATGAGTGACATCCTCGTAACAGAAGATGCGTTCGAAGCCATTGCTGAAGATCGAATTGACCGAGAGCGGGGAATTATCCGTGGGGTTAAGTTGCTGGGGTTGAGAAGCCTCAACAAACGCAACTACGATACACCCGGAGTCCAGAAGTCAGCGATGAAACTGCTGCCGGGAACGTCGATTTACATCGACCACCCTCCGACAGCAACGACGAATCGCTCTTATCGGGACAAATTCGCTGTTGTTGGCCAGAAGGTTGAGTACCGTCCCGGCGAAGGCTACTTCGGGGACGTGCATTTTAACCCGAAACATGCTGTTGCAGAACAGTTCTTGTGGGATGTTGTTAACGCTCCGAAGTCGTTGGGGATGTCGATCAATTCCTCAATCAAGTCCGGAAAAGTCGGTTCCGACGGGGACGTGATTGTCGAATCCATCGAGGTTCTCCGGTCTGTCGACATTGTTACGAAGCCGGCAACAACTGCTGGCATTTTCGAATCAGAGGAAGAAGAGATCATGGACCTGAAGACACTCCGCGACAAGCATCCGGAATTAGTGAAGTCAATTCTCGAAGAATCACAGGCGACTGACGCGACCGAAGCCGCGCTCGCCCAGGCGAAGAAAGAGAAGGACGAGTTGAAAGCTCGTCTAGACGCACTGGAAGCCGAACGAGCGACTGAGAAGTTGCGAGGCGAAGTGTCTGCCGAGTTCACGAAGGTCTTCGAAGGCGTGACCATCGAAGCTGACCTGATGAAAGAAATCGTCGAGTGCGCCTGCGAAATGCAGGAAGGGGCTCGCAAGAAATTTGGTTCGGTTCTGTCCAAGATCAGCCCGATGCTGATCGATGACAATCCGGAAGACACAGAGGAAACCCCTGTCAAGGAAGAGGAAGAGCAGGCGAAGAAGCCAGCTTACCGTCCGACGCCAGGGAACAAGGCTGGTTACAAGAAGGGTTCTTTGCTTGAAGAACTCGGCCTGAAGAAGTAATCACTGACCGTTTCGGTTCGTTTGTTTGAAAAGGGCGAGACATGCCACGCTGTTTGAATGTAATGCACCAGTACGGTCAGGTTCCTGCGGTCACTGACATCCGTCACATGACTCCGCCTGACACTCTGGTTGATATGTGTCCTGGCGACTTCCTCGGAAGCGACAGTGCGACTGGAATCCTGAAGGCGGCTCTGATCCAGACGGATCAGGCATGGGACACAAACTTGGCAACCACGCAGACTGCTGCGAAAGCCAAGTTTCAGGGTGTGAACCTGCAGGAAATCGATTCCGACGACGGTGTCTGCAACGACGCTCCGGATTGCATCCCGTTCGCACTTTATCGCGAAGGGTCAACCTTTCAGCGAGCTTACAAGATCGTCGATGTTGACGGGGCTGCTGCTCCGACGACCTGGACTCGCGGCCAAGGGTTCACGTTCGGCAAAGTTGCCGGATCGAATCTCTTGAGCAACGACACGATCCAGAAGACCGATACTGCCGGCCTGAAAGTGTTTCAGGCAGTGAATGACAGCGGAGCCGAAAGCCAGGCTTACGCTCTCGTCGAATTCAAGTCGTAATTTGTGTGGTGATTCCAAGGTTCAGACAAGGACAGTAAAATGGCGAATCGCCAACTCACGAAAAAGGTTGTTGACGCTTACAAGAAGCACGGCGAGCAGGTCTTCGAAGAGTTCGACGAGGCTCTTGAGTCAAAGCAGGTCAAGCCTTTCGACATCGACTTGAACTACTGCGTTGAGCAGGATTTCGGGCCAAACTTCAAAGAGAAGATCCTGAACATGGATGCTGATGCGATGGAAGCCATCGTGACCAGCGGCACGTTCAACAAGATGGTTCAGCGAACCATCCGCTACTCGCTGCAGGAAAACCCTCGTGAAGAGTACAAGCTCTCAGCGATTACTCCTGTCGAGACTCGTGGTGAGTGCGAAGAGTCGTTCAAGGACTGGGGTGTCTTCAGCGACATGAAGGCCCACGAGTTGTGCGAACTTGAAGCCAGCCCGCTGTACGGTGTTGCCAGTGATTATCTGGAGCATCCGAACGGCAAGACTGTTGGTCTGGGCCTTGCGTTCACTCGTGAAGCACTCTGCAAAGATCCGAATGGATTCGCATTGCAGCAGGTTCCGAAGATCGCTGACGCTCACAACCTGTACCGCGAAGAAAAGTTGGTTGACGCTCTGATCGGCTACAACGTGACCTACGATCGCAGCGGAACTCTGTACGACATCTTCTACGAAGATGGCGCGACAGGCACTCCGTTCGACGACGGTTCAGGTGGACCTTGGATCAACGCAGCTTCACTGACTTTGACCTGCGGCGAAGACCTGCAGACTGTCAAGAACCTGTTCTACGACATGACGGACTTGGTTCACGGTCGCCCGATGTCGGTCGACGTGACGAATCTGAACGTGTTCACGAGTCAGCGAACTCGAGACCGGATTCTGCCATTGCTGAACGCGACCAGCGTTGAGCGAGAATCAACCTGCCCGGGATCAGGCGACCTGACTCACTTCTTCATGACTCCGGAAGTCGCCCATGGGATGACTTTCGCTCCTGTCGAATATCAGCGACTGACTTCTGCAATCGCGGCTCGGTACAGCTTGACGCTGGCTCAGGCTCGTGAATGGATCTTCTTCGGCAAGATTCCTGAGTTCATGGCGTGGGTCTTCCAGATCCGCCCGACGGTCACACGACTGAACCTGAGCGAAGAGTCTCAACGTCGTCGAATCGTGGCTCAGTACGACAGCATCAGCAAGGGATACGCTTACATCAAGGAGCCACAAAAGGCTGTTTGGCTGACCGGCGATTCCAGCGAATCAACATAGTCTGCGGTGAGCAGATGACGCATCGAAGAGCGACGGCGAGTGATCGTCGCCGCTCTTTTTGTTTCCAGTTCCTGAAGGAAGGTGTAGAATGGCAAGTAGCACGATGTGGGCTGTTCGTTGTCCTGGCGGGCCAACGAAGGTTGTGAAGTCGAAGAAACCGATCAGCGAGAACACGGTCAAGGAAGCTTACCTTGAGTCGTTCTCAAAGATTCGGACGGAAGTCGACAAGGACAAAGAGTTGAAGTGGCCAATCCTGAAACCGATTGACGAGACGGAATTCCAGAAGGAATTTGCACAGGTTTGTGCCCCGTCTCCGAGCAGTGGTCGGGAATGGCGAATCGTTGAAGTCTAAGGAGATCTACGGTGGCAAGCTGTCTTTCGTGTGAAGAGCTAGAGCAGAAGATCTGTGATCTTTCGGAAGAGATCACAGCAGCCTCCTGCACGGCATCGATCACGAAAGAGGGCGACACCTCCGAGGACAGAACTCCGGGACTGAAGGCCAAGATTGAGGTTCTGAAGACGTACAAGGATTTGTACGCTACGAAGAAGTGCGGCTCATCGAATGACTTGTTCGAGTTCATTCATGTGCCGTGCGTGACTCCGGTAAGCTGTATCGGTGATGTCTGCATTTCGACTCCGTTGATTCGGAGGAATCGCAGGTATCGCCGATGAGCGAGTCAGAATCTGAATCGTGTTGTCTTGAGATCCCGTGCGGATGCACGAGTTGGCTGACAGCATTCTGTGACTATGTTCCGCTGACTTTCGAGTATTGCGGAGAGACGACGCAGTTTCTGTCGGCCAGATCGAAGGGCGTGAAGTTCGAGGCGACGAACAATCACACGAACGTGCATATGAGTGATCGGATCTTCCGTGTGTCAACTCAGGAGAATCCGGTCGAGGTCGGCGCGGGAGCAGTGATTACGGATGCTGATGGTGCGGAGTGGGTCGTTTACGCGACTGAGTATCTGACATCGTTCTGTGTCTGGAAGTTGTGGGCTCGGTCGGTTGCGGCGTGTTTCCTGCTGACGGAGACGATCGATGTACTCGAAGAAGACTGTGAGGACTGCGACTGCAGTCAGGAAACGGTTTACCGGCGAGTTGCGAGAGTCAAGGGAAGCATCTACGCAGAGACAGGGCAGATTCAGTCGAGGAACGACGGGCGAGATCTGGTGTACCAATATTCCGGAGATCTGGTCAAGTGGCCTCTCAGTGACAAACCCTCGGCCAGACATCGACTGAAGACGAAGACAGGCTCTTATAAGATCACGAGGGTGTCGGATCAGGGGAAGTTTGTCCCGTTCAAAGTTGGATTGGAGAAGGAAAGTGCTGACTGCTCGGTACGAGGATCATAGCGATCGGGTGATCGAGATGCTGAACAGGAAGCTGACTGCTTCGATCAGGGCTGCAGCGGAACACTTGGCGGATGCTTACAAATACGGGCTGCAGTTGGATGAGTCTCCGGAGCATTCTCCTCCTAATCAGATACCTCATCGATACCTCGGTCACGCGAGAGACGGTTATGGTCCTGTAAACGGAGAAAATGAACCAAACAACACTCCACTTCAGGGATTCAGCGGGACTCAGACAGACTTTCTTGCAACTTACATTGACGGTGGAGCAGATGATGTTTTCGGGGTGGTTAATGGCTATGTGGGATTCCTTCCAAGTCACGTAACCAGAAGAGATCAGAACTACCTTCTTCAATGGGACCAAGGTACAATCCCGCGAAAGCTAGGCGTAAGGCGACCATGGGTCGATGAGATTTATGATCGCAATAAGGGTTACATAAAGGCCGATGCGAAAGCAGCCTTCGAAGGAACGAATTGATGAAGTACATTGTTTACGGCGCAGGATCTCCAATTGAGGTGGAAGCCTTGAGTCCGGAGATCGCTGAAGCCGTCGTGATCCGAGATCATGGAGTGGCACTTGAGAATTTGGTTGTCGTAAGGAAGTCAGATGTCATGTTGCATCGAAGACGCAGTTCTTGAAACCCTCCGGGGTTTGAATTGCACGACCATCAAGAGCGAGAATCACTTTCTGAATGAGAAGCGATGTTCGGATTGTCTTCCGTATGTCGTGGTCAAGATCGATACCCAGTCTGGGCTGCGGACATCGTCTGCAGTCCAGAAGAGTCACACGGTGGATCTGAAGGCTTACTTTTCTGACACGATGCAGAAGAAGGCTCAGGAATACCGTGCTCTGGTCGAGGACTGGCTGTTCGCAGCCGGCTGCGTGACTCTTGGGAGTTGCGGGTGTTTTTGCCAGCGAGGGAACGCAAGTTCATCGATTCGCAGTGGCACTGGTGGCGTAATCGTTTACAGTCTTGTTTTTCGTGGGACGTACAAGCAGTCGGAGTCTTCAGATTCCGTATCCGCGTCTGAATCTGTTTGATGGAGAGTTGAAATGCCATTTTCTGCTGGTGAACTGTGCTGCCCATCGGAAGCCTGCGTGTTGCTGGATACGACTGCTGCCGAGAGTTCTGCGTCGTGGGACACGATCCCGCACGTAACTCGCGTTTCATTCACGAAAACTTCTGCGGTCAAGAAGCTCGTCACGTCGTCAACCGGCGGCAATGAAAAGACAGCCTGCGGAACAGTGACCAGCGCTGGCAACCTTGCGATTGCCTGTCACGACGGGACTGCTCCGCTTCCGTTTGCGATCAACGGCATCTACCACATCATGTGGTCGGTGAACTGCGACAACATTCTGGAGTCACCGTCAGATCCGTACTACGAAGCGAACATTCGCATCGTGTCGGTTCCGGTTGACTTTGACATCGCTGGGAATTCTCCGGTGGTTTACAACTATGGGTTTGAAGTGGATGAGTGGCTGCACGAGCCAACGACACAAACTCAGGAAAATCAGTAATTGAGGAGTGAGGCATGATCTCAGTCGTTCTTGGCGGAACAACGATTGAGGTGAGGCCGAAGAGATTATTGAACTACGTTGAGAAGCTCGAGCACATCAAGTCTCGTCGCGACAAACCGTGGAATCTGATCTCCGGCTTCCCCAAGGATATGACCGAGGAGAATTACAAAATTCTCGTCGGGATAGCGATGAAACAGGTTTACTGCAATTCTTCAGCGGTTTCGATCGAGGAAGAATTGCAGTACGACCGATCGCTGGAAGGCTTTTTCTTCGACGTTTGGCGATGCAACAAGCGGAAGATCAAGACCGGCAAGGGACTGCGTGACGAGACGTGGGAGGAAGGGATCCAGCGAATCAAGGATCTCTGGGACCGCGCGACTCCGGAGGCACAGGCCCAGTTGAAACTGGCGTTGTTTGCGACGGACGAGTCGAACACGCTGGGAAACTCAGATGGCCCGAGCGAACAAAGCCAGACGCTGGGGCCACAAAATCCACAACCATCACCGTAGAGAAGAAAGCTCCGGTGGATGTGGTTGACGGAAATCGCTATAAGATGCTGGCGCTCGCAGTGACAAAGAACTCCGGGATCGGACTCCGGGAGGCAATGAGTCTGTCATTGGTTGAGGCTTATCTTGCGTTAGGAGCGACGATCAGTGGCTGACGGCGACGAATCACTGCTGGACGTGTTTGTCAACATTCGTCCGGATCCGAACTTTCAGGACATCATCCGCACGTCAGCGAATGAGGCAATTGCCGAGTACGCTCGCATCTTCTCCACAGCGTCCATCCCATCTCCAAGACTCGGCCCTCCGAATGTTAGTGGCGGCGGAACGGGAGGCGGAGGTGGGGGGAATGCTGGAGGCGGAGGAACTGGTGGCGGCGGTCGAGGAACGCTCGCCCAGGAATACCGTGACGCGGCCAGAGCCTTGGAAGATCTCCAGCGAAACCTGCGAACAGTCAGTCGAGAATCATCGCTGAGTGGGATTGTGCAGTTCGACGACGAGGTTAAGAGACTGCAGGACCAGTTGTCGGACTTGGTGCTGAATGTTCGCAGGCAGACTCAGGACAGAGACCTGCTTGGCATTCAGGCGAGCCTGCAGTACGTCGAACCATTGCGGCAGGAGATTCTGCGAGTCTTCCAAGACGTGTCGAATCAAAGGCCGCTGAAGGAGCAGTTTGATCTGGAAGTCGGTCGCGGGCGCGAGGCAATTAGCGAAGGCCGAATCACGAACAGGCTTGAGGCATCGCTGGTGCGTGGCTTGCCGTCTGCTGAGATTCGAAGAGCAATTGCGATTGTTCGGTCGGAGATTGAACTTGCTGAAGCTGATGTTCGCCGACTGTCTGCAGCGTTCAACGGGACTTCTGAAAGCGTCGAAAACCTTTCTAACGCGACACAGATTCTTGCCCTGAGAAATCAGGAACTGAAGGAGGTCTATCAGCAGGCCCAGCAAGTATCTCAGTCGATGAATACACTGAGCAACAATGCATACCAGTTGGGGCAAGCATTTGAGGACTTCTCTGTTGGATTCAGTCTCAATGGGTTTGCTGGTGGTATTCGCGGCGCTGCGAACAACCTCGCATTCCTGCTGAATGATATGTCAAGGCTTGAGTCGGTCCAGAAAGCACTTCCGGCTGGATGGGCCAAGCAGCTTCCATTGATCGCTGGTATTGGTTCAGCGCTGGCGATTGTTGTTCTGCCGAAAATCGTCGAGTGGCTCGAGTCGCTGAATGATATCGAAGGCAAATTCGCAGACATTTCGGAAGAGTTAAGAACGTCATTCGAGGACATTGAGTTTGACGTTAAGTTCAACACTGATAATGCCGCACTCGAGAGGGCGTTGGCGACATCCAGTTCAGTTCTGGACGTGCTAAGTCAGATTCGAGATCTTGATTTTGAGTCGAAGCAAAAAGGGAATGCGATCAAGGATTTGTTTGAGGGAATCAATCAGGGCACTCGATTCGAAGAGTCTGGATTGTCTCAGATAAACTCACTCGCAACTCAGTTTGAAAACGCGATTGCTGCACAAGACGCGATCCTTCAGGAAAAGGCAAGACGCCGCCGACAGCTTCGAAACGCTGACTTTCCGGTTCTGGAACCATTTACAGTTCTCGGTGAAGGATTTTCTGACTTAATCGGGTTTGGAACTGCTGAAGGAAATCTCGCATTAGTCAAAGAGTTGAAGACAACTCTTTTTACAATGCAGAGAGAAATAAACGCAGCCTCAGAAGAAGCACTGGGAGGACGAGGAACAGCAGAAACATTTGTGAGAGCCCAGAATTCAATAGCGACGTTCAGGAAGACGATCGCTGAGAATATTGGACTGCTTGATATGGCAGATGACAAAGCACTTGAGTCGTTCAATAACACAATCGGTGTTCTTGAAGAGGCTTTCAAGAAAAGTGAGGCGATCGCCAGAGAGCAGGAGAACATCATTAACAACAGCCTCGAAATCGCATTCGGCGCTGCTACGGTGAAGGTCCGCGAACTTCAGGATCAGCTTGATCTGTCGAGAGCAGTCGCACTGAAAGTAAATGTCGACTTCGATCTTGATCTTTTGGCGTTGGACGCTCAGATAAACGAAGGCCGAAGCATTCTTACGGATTCGATCAAGGCAATTCGGGATGCTGTTCCTGCGACACCAGAGAGAGAGGCCGGAATAAAAGTTCTCGAGGAGGAGTTCCGTGTTCGTTCGTTGCTTTCTGTTGAGCAACTACAATCGACTAATCTCAAGGAGCGTGAGAAGATCGAGGAACGAATCCTTGAGATAAAAGAACGTCAGCGACAGTCGGCGAAGTTCACGAACCTTGAAGAGTTTGCAAGAAGTCTGCAGATCAACGCATTGTCAGGATCGGACGAAGAGAAGCGTCGAAAGAAAAGGCTCGCGGACCTTCAGGACGAACGAAATCAGAATCTTGAAGACTTCAAGAGAATCACTGAGGCCCGCGACTTAATCGAGAATGGAAGGGCGTTCGGCGATGTGGCTACTCGACAAAGAACTCTGGAAGGAACAGGGACCGGATTCATGCCGTTCTTCCTTGAGATGGCTGCTAAGTATGCAGAGAATGCGATGGATCTGAAAAGAGCCGACGGAGGCCAAGCAAAGCCTGAAGAGATAAAGAACGCGATCTCAGAAGGAGTCAGAGAAGGTATGAAAGCCATCTCTGATGGTTTCGGAGGAAAGACTGTCGACGCGCTGGGTAAATTGAAGGGTGTAGCGGTGGCACAATGAGCATGTACAACGATTACGATTTTGATGTCATCGCAGTTGATCCGTCTGGATTCCTGAGTTACCAGTCTGGTAAGGCATCATCATCGCTGAAGTTTGTTATGTCCTGTGAGCATGCCGAGGAGTTCGCACTACGGCAGATGGGCAAATTCTGGACTTCCGCTGCGCCAAGTCCTGTGCTTCCTGTGCCGTTTCCATTCGACAACCTCACTGATCAGCCGCGAGGCTATGGGCGAATGAACCTTGTCGCAACAGGGTTTTCAATTGAGCCAGTGTCTGCCGCGTGCTTCGGCAACAATCTTAGCGCCCCGAGGGCTCCTGTTGGAGATCCTGCAGACATCGATACGATGGCTTTGTACTTCACTCCCTCTCCGGAACCAGAAGAGGAGCAGCCAGACAACTCCTGCTGCGAATGTATGGTGACTCTGACATACGAGGAGAATCCGTGTGACTGCTGCGGGTACGACCAGAATTCTTTGAGCCCAACGTATCGGCAGTGGGTCGCTAATGATGAGATCTTGCCGGGGACGTGCATTTCCGTTGAGAGAAATCCAGCCTACGAAATGCTGACGCTTCCGAACGGAAATCTAATCTGGAAAGATCTTCCATCATCGACAGAAGACGAGCAGATCGCAAGGCAGTTGAAATCTGATTCGTATGCGTACAAGATTATTCCAAAGGCTGACATCATCGTCAGTTGGCACAACGTCCCGGTCAGGAATATTTGTGCAATTGAAAACCACCTGAGAAACTTCAGGGGAACAGTAAACGACTTGGCATGGGGCGACGTGCTTCAGTGCGATGCGGCTCCAGTTGCTCCAACGGCATGCGGGTGTGGCCAGTACGAGCCAGAGACGATCATGTTCATCGACTATCAGGAAGACAGATCAAGGAGGACCGATGCGTTTGGCGGAAACTTCCTGAACTCTGGCGACCCTGCAAATAACATGAATACGACGACTCTCAAGCTGATCTTCAAGCAGAAGCGAATTGAGATACCCAATTCAGAGACATACTCTGACAGCAACGGCTGTCCTGACGATAATGACGAAGCCTATGGATGGAACCATCTGTTCTTCGACAGAAACACTGAAGACGACTCTCCTGGCGAATGGATGCGTGTCGCCGTTGACAACGCAACAGAAGATCCGCTCTTTCCGCTAAAATCATTCTCTGACATATTCTACCCAGTCCTATGACAACACCAAAGCGATGGACTCCCGGAGATCCGATCACCGCTGAACGCCTAAACGCGACGATCAGCGAATCTGTTCGTCCGCGCCGAGACATTTCACTTGGTAATGGGTCATCGCTGGTCAATGAAACTCTTGGGAACCAGTCGGCCACTGAGAGGCACCAGCAGATAAAACTGGTTGTCGCTGTGACGGACTTCGCGATTTCCGGGACTCCGACAGACATCGCAGCATGGCCCGACGACATTCCGTCCGGACTGGTTAAAGAAGTCCGACTGAACCGCAGGTCAGGAACTCATGGGCAAGACGACTCTAATAAATCCTTCCGCGCCTACGACGCTGTCGGCGGATTAAATGGAGGGATTTGCCAGACGGGGACAACCACAAACCCTGCCAGCGAGTCATCGACAACGGCAGCCAGCAAGTTGGCATGTGACGTTTTTTATGTCTTGTTCAATACAGCATCAAAGAGATGGGAAGTCATTGAGGCTGGCGGGCGCACCCATGAAATCTGGTTCACTATTGACGAGGTGCAGAGAGAACAGGAATGCGAAACAACCCTGATTGTCCGGCCAACTTACTACACAGGGGGATGCTCTACAGGGATTCCCGGCGAGGATCAGGACGGGCTGATCACTGTCACAGACCCATTCAGAACTCTGGAACAATACTCGGAAGAGTTTCTACTTGCTGCGACAGGACGTGCAACGTGGATGTATCCACGCACTGGCAACGGTTCCAGTAGTTCATCCGCTGAATCAACGAGCAGTTCTTCAGGTGGTGAGTGCGATCCAGTCTGGATCGTGGACATTATCTACGAAGCTGTAATATGTGCTTCGTCGAGTTCATCATCGAGTAGTTCGTCATCCAGCAGCAGTTCGTCCTCAAGTAGTTCGTCCTCAAGTAGTTCTGCATCCAGTTCTGCATCCAGTTCTGCATCCAGTTCTGCATCCAGTTCTGCATCCAGTTCTGCATCCAGTTCTGCATCCAGTTCTGCATCCAGTTCTGCGTCCAGTTCTGCGTCAAGTTCTGCGTCAAGTTCTGCGTCAAGTTCTGCGTCAAGTTCTGCGTCAAGTTCTGCGTCTGCTTCTGCGTCTGCGTCTGCATCCGGAAGCAGTTCGTCATCCGGAAGCAGTTCTGCATCCAGTAGCAGTTCGTCATCCAGCAGTTCAGCATCCAGCAGTTCAGCATCCAGCAGTTCAGCATCTAGCAGTTCAGAATCTGATTCTGTGTCTGGTTCGGTGTCTGGTTCGGTGTCTGGTTCGGCGTCTGGTTCGGCGTCTGGTTCGGCGTCCAGCAGTAGTTCGGCGTCCAGTAGCAGTTCGTCATCCAGCAGTTCAGCATCCAGCAGTTCAGCATCCAGCAGTTCAGCATCCAGCAGTTCAGCATCCAGCAGTTCAGGATCTGATTCGGTGTCTGATTCGGTGTCTGGTTCGGTGTCTGGTTCGGTGTCTAGTTCGGTGTCTGGTTCGGAGTCCAGCAGTAGTTCGGCATCCAGCAGTAGTTCGGCATCCAGTTCGGCATCCGCATCCAGTTCGGCATCCGCATCCAGTTCGGCGTCTTCCGAATCCGGATCATCTGACTCATCGGCAAGTTGCAATCTTGTTTTGATAGACGTAACTTTCGACTCCGTGACGTGTTCGCTGGTAAAGACGTTCTGCAACCTGACTACAGGCGAAATAACAACAGGGTAGATGGATATGAGTTCGGGTTCGAGTTCATCATACTGCCATTGCTGCAACAACTGTATCTGTGGTCGTCCAGTGGGAGATATCTTGCGGGTGCTGTGGTCATCAGGAAACGGCACGCATGGCTCAGCAGCGAGAGAGTTTCTCATTTACTACGGAATGCACGATGAGCCTGGGATCACGTGTTCCCCATTCTCACCAGACCCATTCCCGGGTTACCGTGGGAGTGTTTCTGGGACGTTCCCATTGCCAATGGGCGGAACAAGAGGCGACACTCTGGAAGTGATTTTAGTGTGTCAATGCATCGGGTGTGAGTTTTGCATATATTATCGGTGGGTAAACGATGATGCTTATCCTACCTGGCAAGTGGTTCCTTACACCATTCTCACGTGTGACTGCCCTGCGGTCTTAGACGTGATCGGTGGTTTCACTGAAGGTAACTCTTGGGGGTATCAGGTCAGCGATGTCACTGTTTACGAGCTTGAAAGCAACTGTTTATGAGACGCCTTCTGCTTGTTCTGTTGATTCCAATTGTGTCGCAATTTGGAGTCCACTATTTCCGAATATTCGCTAAGGCAATTGGCGAGGCATCGGTCAACCAGTGGAAACAAGTGATGGTCGAAAACATTGAGAAGGAATTCCCTCGTGAGTGATTGCCAGTGCGAACTGACCGGATTTTGTAAGGTGCGAAACATCGCAATGAAGCGAACGCATCAAATGATTTGCCGGGAGAATAAGCATCGCATGGACGCAATTCTGGCTGGCGAGCACACTAAAAGTCACGACGAAAACAACCAAGAAAAAGTGAAAGGTGTCGGAACAGTTCTGTCGTCAATCTTCAAAACTATTGGGATTGAATCGTCGGAAACTTGTAATTGCAGGCGATATGCAGTGGAGATGGATCGACGAGGGACGAAGTGGTGTCTTGAAAACATAGACACAATCGTAGGATGGCTGCAAGAAGAAGCTGTCGCAAGAAAACTGGTGTTCTTTCGTGCTGGTGTAAAGATTGCCTTGTATTCATTACTTAAAAGCTATTCGATATTTGAAAAGGTTCGTCCGGACAGCGGCGAGGACAGCAGGGTCTTCAGCAGGCGAGACGACGAATGGGCAGTCGCAGTCACGGCAGCACCGCGAGCCGGAGAGTACACTCTTGCCAAATGCCTGCAGTCAATAATTGCGGCTGGCTGGAGCGACCCTATTGTCTTCGCAGAGCCTGGCATCGAGGTGCCTGAAGGAATAACCACATTCCACAACCCAGAACGTCGAGGCTGCTTTCACAACTGGCTTCACAGTGCAAAATGGGCACTTGAGAATACGCAAGCTGAAATGATCCTGTGCGTTCAGGACGACTCTCTGTTCCACCCGGACAGCAGGCAGTTCACCGAGGATCACTGCTTGTGGCCCAGTGATGACACTGGGATTGTCAGTCTCTACACTGCCTCGCACTACCAAAGCGAAAAAGGGGCGATGAAAGCAGTTGGGATTAACGAAGTCTACACGGGCGTATGGTGGGGCACTTGTGCTGTCGTTTGGAGGAGATCAGCACTTGAGGCAGTGGTCAGCCATGAAATAACAAAGAACTGGCTGGGTATTTCACCACGGAAACAGGCTGATGAAACCCATAACCCTAAACTGCGAGCAAAAAGGGTCGCTGATTATTTTGAAGGAAGAAAAAAGCAGCCGCACCTAATCAACAACAGTGACTACGTCGCTGGGCATGTTCTCAACCTGCTTGGCTTCAGGAAGTTCTTTGTAGACCCATCCCCAGTATCACACATTGCCAAAGTCTCAACAATAAATCACGGAGGGAATAGCGGCAAGAGGAATTGCGCACGATGTGCAGACCATAAAAAACCACTCATGTCTCAGGTTGGGACAGTTATCAACAGGATTGAAAAGGAAGAAGACATTATGGCATCAGGAAGAGGACCAAGGCCAGCAGGAGCGTCGCTAATCATAACTCCGGGACCATCAGTTGGCGCTGTGCCGAAACATACGTTTCTGATAAGGACTTCGTTTCGAGATCCAATAGTGTCGGCCTACAGATGGAACGTCACTCAGCATACGTTGCTCAAGTCGCTCGCATCTCAAAACAACAAAGACTTTGAGATTCAACTCATCTGTGGAGATGATGACCCGCTGCGTGAAGTGAAGTTAGCGGCATTCAGTGAAGTTGCCCCGACAACAATTGCCCCGAAGGACTGGTACAACCAGCCACACGACGGGGTGTGGAGAAGAACAACCCGAGTCGATGACGACGACATGCTGTCGATCCGGTTCGTAGAGCTTCTGGCAGAGCAGCCGTTTGACGGAACCGAATGTCTATTCAACTTCCCGATCGGATGCCTATGGTCAGAGGGGGTGTCACATCGCTGGAATTACCCAGTGAATCAGTTCATTACCATTCAGACGAACACGCGACTGACTCCGTATCATTTTGCGCATCAATACTATCAGCAACTCCTGCCTGTTGTTGTCGTGACCGAGGAGATCCACTGGATGTGGATCAGGCACCACGGGGTACTCAGTGGGGCAACACCGGGAGCAATTCCGAAGCGGTTTACGCATGGCGTGATACAGACAAACGCAAGTCTGTTTCCGTACGACTTTGCCACCATCAAGACTGCTCTAGTCCATGATCAGTCGGCGGTCGTGAAGGTTTTGGAGTTGCGGGCGAAGTACGGACGAGTTGACAAAGATGTACTCAACATCTGCGCAAACGCGACGACTGATGAGTTAACAACACTTGCAGCGACTTACGGAACTGACAAAGGTGTCACTGGGACTACAGACAAAAACCATCAGTACACGCTGGTCTACGATCGCCTGTTTAAGGGGATGCGAGACCAGGTCGAACACGTCCTTGAATTCGGCGTGGGCACCGGCGCAAGTCTTCGAATGTGGGCAGACTATTTCCCTAAAGCGATGATTCACGGGCTGGACGTTAAGCGAAGAAGTGTGCCACATCCTCGGATCGTAACACACAGGTTTAACTCCATCACCCCGCTTGACACACACTTCAAGTTCTCATTGGTGATTGACGACGCGAGTCACATATCGAGTCACCAAAGAGTCATGTTCGAACTGCACAGCAAACATGTCAAGCCAGGAGGGTTCTATATAATTGAAGACCTTCATGCCTGCAGACTGGGTGGCAAGTATTTAAACGAATCTCCTTCAATGCTTGAAACATGCCGTCTGTGGGTGTCTACTCCGCCATTCGGATGGACGTGCCAGCTTTACGGCGACCAGTTGTGCATACTGCAGAAAGATGAATAGTGGAAGACATAAACGCAGTTGCTGCCATGAAGACGTACAGCAGCGACGATAACGCTTCTGATCGCGAAGACATTCACAGGGCAATCAACACATACCAGAATACATGTGGCTTGCCGCTGCATGTGTTCGACGATAGTTCATGCCCGACGTATGTCGAGTATTTGATGGGATTCAAGGGCGTTTTTCTTCACAAACATGGGGAGAATGTCGGGCCAACTGAGAACAGCAATCGCTGTATGAGTCTGTTCAAACAGTATCACGAGATCGATGCGTTAATCCTGCTGGATGACGATATCGAGTTCCTGAAGCCTGGCTGGTCAGACCTATACCTCAATGCACTCTCAGACGAAGTTCAGCTACTGTCATTCAATGACAAAGAAATCACGCAGTCACCCGGTGTCCCGCACGGCAACTACTCACTTTCGCAATGGAGTTGTGGAGTTTGCGTGACATTGACGCGGCAATGCTGGATGAAAGCTGGAATGTATGGACCATTCCCGGAAAAGTATGGATGGTGCCATATAGAGTACAACTGGCGATGTGCGTTACTGGGGCTCATCCCAATGGATGGGTTCTATGACGTACCTGGAATCCATAACTACATTAAGATTTCCTCTTACTTAGGAAGCGAAGAAAAGCTGCGTCAAATCGCAGTCAACTGGTCATCAGAAACAGTTCAGTTGACTGTAGATAAATACTTCGCAGGAGATCAGGAGAGATGGGATAAATTAAAGAAAATCAATCAACCACTGCGGCCAGTTAGGTAGCTACATCAGAATCACCTCGCACGATTGCAGGACCGCAGAGAGGGACAGGCAGGCTGGCATCAACGGGTTATCAGAGCAAGTCCAATCATCTCTAAGCAAATACACTGCGATGAGGCTGGAGGCAGGCATAGCATGATCAAGGTCTACACGGGCGGAACTTTCGATTTGTTTCATGCGGGGCATGTGCGATTCCTTCGCCGGTGCGCAGATATCGGGTACGTGACGGTTTCAGTAAACACAGATGACTTTGTATTGCGGTATAAAGGGAAAGCCCCTGTCATCAAACTTGAGGACCGCATTGCAGTCCTTGACGCATGCCGGTGGGTTTCATGCGTAGTGGTGAATGAAGGTGACGAAGATTCAAAAGTCGCAATTGAAAAGATTTCCCCGGATGTAATCGCGATTGGTTCTGACTGGCAGGCAAAAGACTACTGCCGACAGATGGGGTTCACATCAGAATGGCTGGAAGCCAGAAACATTGCACTGGTATACCTGCCCTATACGGATGGAATTTCATCAACCTTGATTAAAGAGAGAATGCAATGATTCACATTCTGATGCCGACCAGAAACAAGCCCGAAGAAATCACCAGAGTGTGCAGCGAGTTAAGCGGATCGGAGTGTCGACTGTGGCTTTACGTGGCAGATGACGACCCTAAACTCGGCGAATACCAATCATTGCGTTTACCGACTGCAGCAACAGTCGTCTTCGGAACACCACTGGGGTTCAGTCGCGGAGTGAATCATCTTGCGAGCATCGCAGCAAAACAGCCAAACGCGACTATGCTCATGCGTGCCGAGGATGACTTTTATTTCAAGCCGGGGTGGGATAAAAAATACAAAGAAGCCATGTGGAAAGACGGCGTCGGAATGGTATGGTGTAATTATGTGATGAAGGGGCCGGAAGCAGAGCCACACACAGCAGCGATAGGACTTGGGTGGTATCGTGCGCTCGGATGGTTTTCGTTGCCTGGCGTTCAACACCACTACTGCGATAACGTGTTGCGAGAAATTGCTGAGGCCGCTGGTCGCAGCAGATACATCCCAGAGCCGATGATTGAGCATCGGCACAACCTCAAAGATCCAAGAAAGTGTGGGCATGGCCAGCAAATCTATGATGCAGACAAAAAAAGGTATGATCAGTGGCGGAGTGGCGAAAAAGCAGACGACTGCAGACGAATTTTCGAAGCTCGACATGGAGTCTAGCCTGATTGCGGGCGAGATGATGATCAGGGTTCGCGTGACTGACGGGAAAGTGCTGACACGAGTTCAGACAAAAGAATTCCCGAACGCGGACATCGCAATCGCGGCAAAGTCAATCGAAGAACAATTGGCGACTCTGTACGCCACATAGTATTGATGGCGGCGAAATCAATGACCCAGTTCGTCTATCTCAACGTCATCGGTCCCGACAACGGCGAAGAACTCCGGCTGTCGATGGCATCCGTGCGGAAGAACTTCACAGGATCGTCGACGTTCACGATCATCGGTGAAAAGCCGAACTGGTACACAGGGCATCACATTCCGGCTTCACGCCTGACGAAGATGCGAGAACTGCCAGGTCGCATGGCGTTCCGCGACACACAAGCGAAGATCATGCTGGCAGCGTCTCATCCGGAGATCGACGAAGAGTTCGTCTGGATGATGGATGACCAGTTCTTCCTGAAGCCAGCGTCGATCGAGGATCTCAGAGTTCTTCGGTACGATCCGTGGTATCGGACGAATTCGAAGCGTGAATGGCATCGACTGATCAAGATGACGTTCGCCGCGCTGGCTGCAAATGGCAGGTCTAACTTTCAGGCCGGCACTCATCTTCCGCATGTCTTCGAGAAGACGAAACTGCAGCAGATGTTCGTCGAATACGGGTTCCCGAATAATTTGTACCTGTTCGAAATACTGTACGAAAATCATTGGCAATTGGATCGCACGCCGATACCTTACGGAAGCATTTGGCAGGGTGTTCAGTATCCGCAGTTTCTGAAGAGATTGCTGAGGCCGCTGATGTCTCGCCAATTGAATGAAATTGATGCCAATGTGCTCAACTACCAGAGCAACGTATGGAGGCCGACTATGCGAGATTGGCTGAGGAACAGGTTTACGGAGGAATGAGATGCTCAATGTTTTCACCTACTGGGAGCATGCTCCGAAAGCTCGCAAGTGGCCTTACATTGAATTTTGCCTCGACACTATTCGATCGAAGTGTTTGGACGGCTGTTTGTTCCACCATATTACTTCAGCGAATATCGAGAAGTACATCCCAGACGGGATCATTCATCCGTCATGGAAGAACATCAAAGAACTCGGTGTGAAGTCCGATTGCGTCCGCGCTGCTGTGCTGATGCAGTATGGCGGGCTTTACATTGACGCAGATACGCTGATGCTGCGATCGCCAAAGGAACTCGACACAGGGCATGAATGCGGATTCATGACGTGGTCTACTCCGCCGCGACGGGTAATCGCTGGTTACATCTACTGCTTCCCAGGCAGCGAAGTCGCGAAGAAGTGGGTTGCGAATATCAATGCAATGCTCGAGCAGGGAAAGCATGGATGGACTGATCTTGGAGAGAGGTGCCTGACTCCTGCCGTTGATTCCAGCGAAAACACGATCAACTGGCCTTTGGCGACATTCCTCCCAATAGAGATCGACACGGATGTCCAGCGGTTCTTTAGCAGTTCTCCGTGGAAGGCTCCGGATCAGTCAGTCGCGATTGGATTGAATCATTCTCTTATGACGAGGAAGTATGCTGGAGAAATGAGGTCTGCAGGTCACGAGAATGCGTCGTTTAAGAAAAGATCGAAGGACTCAAAGCTAACGATTCACAAGATCTTCAGCAAAAGCAGATCATCTCAGAGTCAAATGAGGATCGGAGTTTGCGTTCCAACATTCCGCAGGCCGAAACTGCTTGGGCATTTGATCTCCTGCTTCGAAAGCCAAAAGTACGAAGACAGGCTCCTGATCGCATATGACGACCATGGAGAGATCGCTGAGTCGTCCGGCGATCGCTGGAAGATCGTAAGTCGCAACGATCCACATGCCTCTCTAGGAGATAAGAGAAACGCGATCGCTGAGATGTTCGGCGATTCCGTCGATGCATTCGTGTTCTGGGATGACGACGACATCTTCCTTCCTGATGCATTGTCTGCCGTGGAGAACGCACTGAGCCGATCAGACTGGTGCAGGGCGAGTCAGGTACTTGTTCGTGGAACTCGGGATCTGTCGCGGTGCAAGACTTACTGGCGCGAAGACAAGTCTGACAAAGCGTTTCAGTGTACCTGGGGGGTGACTCGTTCTGCGTTCTGGAGTGTCGGCGGGTTCGATTCTGTTTCTCTGGGAGAAGACCTTCGACTTGCAAAGAAACTGCGAGACGCGAAGATCAGCGAGGCTGACCCGATTGCAATGGGATGGAGTCCTTATGCTGTTTCATCGCCATACGGAAATGAACACTTTTCGTGGACTGTTAAGGATTACGAGAAGTGGAAGGATGTCGCAAAGTCTGACGGCGAATTCAGGGTTGCGGATCATCCATTCAGTTTGAAGATTGCAGATCATGTCAATGATCGATCTTGGAAGGGAGATTGGTATGACGACGAAGTACGATGAAGAGAAGCGATTCTGGAAGGATGAGATCTCTTTTTACGTCCGATGGTTCCACGGAAGAATCAAGGAACTGTACGGCATTCCCTGTCCGAAGCAGCATGAGAAGATTCAGCGTTTCTCTTCGGAAGAACTGAATGCGATCGAGACGTGGATCAATGCCGACAAATGGCGATACTGCAAGAGACTGCATGTTGAGCCAACGTACTTCTCGGGCAAGAAAGTTCTGGAAGTTGGCTCTGGTCCGCTGGGGTTGAGTCGGTTCTTTGCTGGCGCGGAAGTGCATTATCTCGATCCACTTCATGCATGGTACTGGCAGTGCGGATACCGCAAGGTTGGATATTCAATCGAGGCGAGAATAGAAGACTGCATGCACCATCGATATGACGCTGTAATTTCAGTGAATGCAATCGATCATGTCGATCAGTTTGAAGACGCAATCGATGCCTGTGAAATGATGTGCGACATGGACGGCGAAATCCGCATGGACATCCACTACCACGCACCAACAGTCACAGAACCACACGTCCTGAATGACGAGATCGTCGCTGCGGCATTTAAGAGATTCGACATGAAGAAGATAGCGGAGAATCCGTCGCGAGTCTTCTATCCACGCGGTACGCATCCAGACTCCGATCGATTCGCTGTGTGGAGCAATCGCGACTACGTTTATGACGCAGTGAGGTCGCTGTGAACCGAGAACAAGCACTTGCAAAGATGGTCGCCCCTGTCAAGAAGCGAAAGACTGCCTGGCTGAAAGGAATCATCCAGATCCACGTCACCCGCGCCTGTGATTTGGCATGCTCCAATTGCACGCAAGGATCTCAGTTCGGAGGCAAGGCCTCGTTCATTACCGAAGAAAACTTCGAGGCGGCTGTCATCAGTCTGAAGGACTATTTCGGCGTTGTGGGGATCTTCGGCGGGAATGCCGCTCTTGCTCCAAACTTCGAAGCACTCTGCCTAATCCTTGAAAAGCATATCCCGAAGAATCGTCGAGGACTCTGGTGCAACAATCCACGAGGACACGGCAAGCTGATGCGACGGGTGTTTAACCCGAAAGTTTCGAACCTGAATGTGCATTTGGTTAAGGACGCCTACGACGAATTTAAGCGTGACTGGCCAGAGTCAGAACCGTTCGGACTTCACCACGACTCACGTCATTCTCCCGTCTACGGATCACTGGAGAAACTGGTTCCGGACGAGTCGCAGCGATGGGATCTCATCGGCAACTGTGCGATCAACCAGAACTGGTCGGCGATGATCTGTCAGTTCCGTGGCGAACTTCGCGGATACTTCTGCGAGATTGCTGGCGGGCAGGCGATGCTGAACCAAGAGAATCCGGAATACCCTGATACCGGAGTGAGAATCGAGGCAGGATGGTGGAAGAAGGCGATGCCGGAATACGGCGCACAAGTCGACTTTCATTGCCATCGATGTCTCGTTCCGTTGAACGGTCACGGGGCGCTGGCTCAGGCCGACAAGAAGACACAGGTCACGGAAGAGTATTCTCACCTGAAGTTAAAGTCTGGAGGAACATTCCAGATCGTCGACAGTGTCAATGACATTCTTCCCGAAGAAAATCGCATCGTGACGGAGTACCTTGGAACATGAGAATACAAACTCGTGACTGCTTGGGTGATGTTGCGAACGCTTTGGGCCTTAGAACTGCTGTCGAGGTAGGGACTCATCAGGCAGTATTTGCCCGCTCATTCATGAAGAGATTCAGGGGATCGATCACGCTTGTCGATCCTTGGCTCGACTACGAGCAGGGCAAGGATGCGTTTTATCCTTCTGTCGACCCAACAAGCAAGACTCGATCGAAGGACATGCAGATCGCCGTCGGGATCATGACGGAATTCTACGGACGGGTGACTTTTATGCAGACGACGGGTGAGCAGGCGTCTCATTCGTTTGCCGATTCATCAGTCGGCATTGTCTACATCGACGCACTTCACGAGTATCAAGACGTGATCAGCGATATCAACACATGGTTTCCGAAAGTTGC